TCACTGTTATAAGGGGGACGGAAAGGGCGATCACCGCCGGTATTGTTGCCGTAAGAGCGCTGAGGACGGTCGCCACCTTCACTGTTATAACGGGGACGGTAAGGACGGTCACCGCCGGCATTGTTACCGTAAGAGCGTTGAGGACGGTCGCCACTTTCACCATTATAGCGAGGACGGTAAGAACGGTCGTTGTTATAGGAACGCTGAGGACGGTCGCCATTTTCCGCATTCGGATTAAAGCGCTGACGGTAAGGACGGTCACTGCTGTACGAACGTTGAGGACGGTCGCCATTTTCACTATTAAATCTCGGACGATAAGGGCGGTCACCATTTTCACGGTTATAAGACGGGCGACTATAGCTTCCCTCTCTGTTAAATTGGTTACCATCACGGCCGGCGCCTGAATTCTCCTCTGAAGAAGAAGCATCACGCCAAGTTTCATTTTCTGTACTCATTGTTTTATTCGAATAAAATTAAACCTACTGGCCTCACGGCCATTCTTTCTTTATCTCTAATTACCTTTATTTTAGCTTATAACAAATTCCGGATTAAAAAAGTTGAAATCTCCGGTTTCCCTTGTCGCTTCTTAAAGCCCCGTATATGTATGGGGAGTAATTGCACGTAATTCTTTCTTTATATCTTCGCTTACATTCAATTCTTCTATGAATTCCTTGATAGAATTCTCTGTGATAGCCTGATTGGTACGTGTCAATGCTTTCAGCGCTTCGTAAGGATGCGGATATGCCTCACGGCGCAGGATTGTTTGAATGGCCTCGGCCACAACACTCCAACAGTTATCCAAATCACGATAGATAGCCGTTTCGTTCAACAGCAGCTTGCGCAATCCTTTCAATGAACTCTGAATGGCTATTATGATATGTCCGAACGGAACGCCCACATTACGCAATACGGTAGAATCCGTCAAGTCGCGCTGCAAACGTGACACCGGCAACTTCACAGCCAGATGTTCAAGGATAGCGTTTGCTATGCCCAGATTACCTTCGGCATTTTCAAAATCAATCGGATTCACCTTATGCGGCATTGCACTCGAACCAACCTCACCAGCCTTGATCTTCTGCTTGAAATATTCCATGGAGATATACTGCCAGAAGTCACGGTTCATATCAATCATCACCGTATTAATTCGCTTCATCGCATCGAAGATAGCAGATAGATTATCATAATTGGAAATCTGAGTCGTATATTCTTCGCGCTCCAACCCCAGTTTCTCTGCAACGAACTTAGTACCGAAAGCTTTCCAGTCATATTCCGGATAAGCCACATGATGTGCATTGTAATTTCCCGTAGCACCGCCAAACTTAGCAGTAACCGAACAAGCCTTCAATGCAACCAGTTGGCGTTCCAAACGATATACAAACACCATTATCTCTTTTCCCAGACGAGTAGGAGAAGCCGGCTGTCCGTGCGTTTTGGCGAGCATCGGAATATTCGCCCACTCTTCAGCATAAGCACGGAGTTGCGCTATCAATTCCTCTATCTGCGGATAATATACCTGTTCCAATGCCTCTTTTACAGACAAAGGAATAGAAGTATTGTTAATATCTTGTGAAGTCAGCCCGAAGTGGATAAACTCTTTATAGTCGTCCATTCCGCCTAACTTATCAAATTCTTCTTTCAAAAAATATTCAACAGCCTTCACATCATGGTTAGTCACGCTTTCAATATCCTTGATACGTCCGGCATCGGCTTCTGAAAAATTACGGTAAATATTTCTCAAAGTTTCGAATACATCCTTATTCACCCCTTTCAACTGAGGCAAAGGCAGTTCACATAAGGTTATAAAATATTCCACTTCAACCTGTACACGGTATTTTATCAGTGCGAATTCTGAGAAATAGGCAGCCAAAGCATCTGTCTTGCCCCTGTAGCGACCGTCAATCGGGGAGATTGCGGTAAGTAAATCAAGTTCCATACGTCGTATTTATGATAATTATCGGATTGCAAAATTACGGCTTTTTTCCGAGTAATCAGGTATAATGGGGAAATAAATTAAAAAAATGAAGTTTCAGAATAAAAAAATAGCTTTGTATACTATATACAAAGCTAAAATCCGCAACAATTGTGTGGGCGTTGACGGATTCGAACCGCCGACCCTCTGCTTGTAAGGCAGAAAAGTCCGGCACATAACTAATTATCTCACAAACAATTATCAGAGCAAGCTGCTTTTGTTATAAACTATTTCAAATTAGACTTCTGTTTTAACAACTCTATCTCATGGTTCAAAAGAGCGATTTCCAGCTCCTGAGCACTGCATTTTCGCAATGCTTCCCGTAGCTGTTTCCGAAGGGAAGCGATTATTTCATCTTTTTCTTCCATACATTTATATTTTAAAAGAAAACATAATGCGTAATTATAACAGAAAACAACACATCAGAGATTGCTACTTTTCAATAGCATTATCCATACTTTCCATATTAATGGGAATTACCTCTATAATCATATCCATAATCGTTATTTGCAAATAGCAATTATCGAAACAATTAAAGAAGCAAAAGCAATAACTACGGCAAGAATACTAAATCTCTTAGCGGTACGATCAATTTTTCTCTCCTGCTCCAATCCCTGAAAAGCCCCCTGGCTGGCAAAATCATTTCCATGCGCATTCAATGAATATGAGGCCCATGTTTCATCTGTTAACTCTGCCATCAAATTTCCATACACTTTCAGTATATCATTCACTTGAGACATTAGTTGCCAATCAGCCTCAATATTTAGTTCTTCAAAATCAATTTCACCATCATTCTTATAAGCTTCAAGAATGATATAATTCGCAATTTCCTGTGGCTTATTCATATTTAATTCCTTTCATAAAAAGTTTTTCCCACACGATTTATATGCTCACCAATAGGAGTACCTATATTCTTATTGTAATCAACCACATCAACCTTATATAACAAACCCAAATCCTCTATCTGGATATTGATATCCATTAGCTGATTAAAGGTAAGCCCATCCCCCACCGCAGCCAAGTCAATATCCGATCCCTCGGAATACGTACCCTTGGCACGGGAACCGAAAATAAGTACCTTTTCTATATTGGGATAACGCCGGAACACACCGCAGATATCCGTTATTACCGTATCGCTTAATCCGTACATATCAAAACAATGTATTCATTTCAAGCCGTAACTTTTCTTCATTGAGTTTATCATCCAATCGCTGCAACAAATGGGAATACTCATCATATATATTACGGACGATTTCAATGGCATCACCTTCATTGTAAGTGTGTGAAGTGGTTACTCTGGCTTTCGCCATTCTGCGCCAACCGTCATGGTCGGCAATCAAGCCATCTTCGAAAGCCTTCTGAAGCGTACCGTTCGGACCTTGCACAAATTCATAGCCTTTGTACTTTAATAAGTCTTGAAGAACCTTCCAGCCAAGTTCGAAAGTATATTCAAATCGCTGTATCAACCCTTCCATTTCCAATTCAGACAAATCATCCGCTTTCTTATCAGATTCTGTTATATCCTGAATACGCTTATTAGCGCGATGAAAGCTGTCGTATCTTTGAAGCCAACGTATATCTTGTTCCATATTAATTAAGATATTTCAATACCCCAGTTTATTTGGTTAAGCAATTCAAGTTTAACTCAATACCCGAAAGAGCTATCTCTGTCTGATATTTCTTTTTTAATTGTTCTTTCATGTCATCCATGTATTTTGGATTACCACCAGCAACAAGCTGTTCAAATTCGTAGGATTTTCCTATCTCATTAACAAGAACCTCTTTTGCTTTTTCTACATTTCCACATGAATACCATTTATAAAATTCAGTCTTAAAATCACAAGACGGTATTGTCATTTTTTCTTTTATCTCATTAACATCTTTGACTAAAAGCAAAAACTTGACAATAATTATAATCAATATTACCAACTGGATAATACCAGCCAACAAAGATATAACTCCAATAATTTCCATAACTTTAAATCATTATTTATTCATTAATACATTAATCAATCTCTCTTTCTCTTGAAGAAGTTTATCTTTCGCATCGATAACTTCTTTCAAATGCTTTATCTCAACCAATGCACTTTCAAGTTTTTCTTTACAATCCAAGCTTAAAGAATCCACATTATTATTCTGACCTAAAACGATACTATTATTTCCTGTATTAGATTGATTGTTATTTACTGAATTATCAAAGAAAATAGTTATTGGAACATTAAAAATAGCAGCAAGCTCACGAAGCAATGAGGTGTTAACATCTTCTTTATCAAGCATATCATATACAGCTTGTTTTGTCTTACCCAATCGTTTTGCCAAATCTGCAACTTCAATATTTTGTTTAAGCATTAACTCTTTGATTACCAACCCAATTTTCATACATTTAAAGTTTTTATTTAATCATATTCATTATTTTCTTGAAAAATATTTCAAGTTTTTCTTGTTTATATTTCAAGAAAACATTTAATTTGCACCATAAAGTTAGTGCAAAAGTGCAACAACAGCAAAATAAAGTTGGAATAAAAACAGCAAAATAGATTATTCACTCTAAAAAAGACAAGATATGACACAAAAAGAATTCGAAGAAAGAACAGGATTATCGGTGTCACCTCAATGCTATCATGGCTTGATTGAACCCGAATACATGAACAGCGACCTCGATAAAGACGAGTGGTGCAAACAATGGAAGAGAAAAAAAGGTCTGCAAGTAGCTTACTATTATGAGCAAGGCAGAGCAGAAGAGGCTATTAATCAAGCGAAACAATATAAAGAGCTTTCCGATAAGCGTTCAGAAATCATCTTCGAGCAAGATAAACAGATTTGTCATTTGAATGAGGTTATCAAAGAACGGGGTAAAGAGCTCAACTCCCTATATGAGAATCACAATCTAATGAAAAAAGAAAATGCAGAGCTTAAAGCAAAACTTCTGAAATATGAAACGGCGATGTCTGCTCTGAAAGAAATAATTAATATCTAAAAATAACGAGGGCGAACAATTGCCCTCACAATAATAGAAATATGAGCAAATCAATTAAATCCAAAGCAAGAGTAAAGGTTATTACCGAATTTGGATACTGGTGTTTAGCTGAAATACGAGGTCTGAAAGAGGGAACTGTTTTAGACGGAAGATACAACCCAGTAAACAAAGCATTTGATTTTTCTTGGAATGGTCAGGATGCAATGCTGTGGATTGGTCAAAATGGAGAATTAATCGGTAACGAATCGCAAACCCCAAACAAATAATCAATCCCGACCAGGCTTGACCGCCTTGCCGGGAACTCAGACAATAATATCAGGTATATGGAAAATCAATTAGAAATTATTAAATCCAATCTCCCTTATGGCTATGAGGGGAGCATTGCAAAAGAAGCAGGATGTTCAAAAGGCACAGTACATAATATCCTAAACAACAAGCCTGCATCTGCCCGTTCATCTTATAAGGCTAAAGTTCTCACAATAGCAACCAGAATGGCTAAAGAAGCCTTGGAAGCCTCAAAAGGAGTTTCTAAAGCGGCAGCCGAATTAGAAACATTGCAAAATGGAACTACAAGCGAACAATGAATTAACCAAGCGTGAAAATCAAATCGCCGGACTTGCCTTTTGCGGACTCGCAAAGAAAGAAATGGCAGACAGGCTTCACGTGGCTTACGGAACTATCAACGTATTGCTCGACAAAGCATACAAAAAGACCGGAACCAGCAAATTAAATGAACTGGGGTCATGGTGGGCCAATAGAGTATTTACTCTAAACATCGATTTTCAACAGCTACAAAAAACGATTATAGCTCTTTGCTTCTTGGGAATAGCAATATTCCAATTTTCAGTAGATAATCATCACGATTATTACTACCGAACAAGAAGAGGAAGAACGCAAAGATACAAGACAGAAGAAATATCTCAACCTAATTATAAACAGGCAGCATAGCATAGAGTTGCAATGTGTTTCAGATAGTGAAGAAAGCTCGTAACCAATAATTAACCAACCAAAGAAACAGCTAAAATGGGAGAAAGATATTTAGAAAGAATTGTAGCAAGCGGCATAAAAATCGGAACGATTCAGACGCTTAAAGCATTAGGGCTACTGCCGGAGGTGGTAACAATCTCCCAAGCAGAAAAGATATACGGACGTCGTCTCATTACAGAATGGCGTAGTAAGGAATGGATAAAGTTTTATCCTGCAAAGAACAAGGAACGCGGCAAGTATTATGTGAAAATGTCCGAACTGGAAACAGCAAGTGCCATGATGGATATTCATAACAAAGTACCGGCCAACATAATCAAAGTATTAATGCAAGTACCATGACTGCAAAAGATATACAAATAGGGCAGAACATTTCAGCCGGATTCTTTTTCCGGTGCGGACATTACGGGGATGATGTGGACTACGCCATTATTACCGGAGTGGTTATACGCAAATTGGAATGCTATAATCAGGTGCTTGTTGATGTCGATTTAGAACAATCGTTTAATAGTCCCGGCAAATCAGTCTGGGTACGGTTAGACAAAGCAGATTTTAATATTAACAACTAAAATTCTCATTATGAGCAGTATTATTCAAGTTAAGATGGAAGAGCTAAATGCGCTTCCAGCAACGAAAATTGTCGAAAATGAAGGTGTACAAGCAAAGTTTATTCAAATGTACAATGCAATTTGGGGTACGGATAAGGGTGAGCAGATGTACCACAAAGAAGTATTCAATTTTCAAAAATTACTTCGGGATAACCCCGATGTAGCCACTTCAAGCAAAATGTCCCTTTATGGCTGTTTCCTTGATATCGCAGTCAATGGACTAACATTAGACCAGACAGGGCATCCGCTCTGCTATATTCTGAGTCGCAACTGCAAAACTGGGTACAAAAACGAACATGGGAACGATATTTACGAAAAACGTGCATACGTTTCGGTTACCGGCTACGGTGAACTTACCATGCGTATGCGTGCCGGCCAAATTAAATATGCTGACAACCCCGTCGTCGTTTATGAGGGAGACCATTTCAAGGCATCTTTAGTCAATGGAGTAAAAAACATCGAGTATGAAGCACAATGCCCCCGCACATCAACCAAGGTTATTGCAGCATTCATACGCATTGTACGCAATGATAATTCAGTGGATTATCAATGGCTTATGCAAGGGGATATTGAACGCTTGAAGCATTATAGCGAAAAAGCAAATTCCAAATGGAATGAGCAAACCAGACGGAGAGAGCTTGGTAATGCCAATGCTTTATACACTTCCAATAATGGCGGTATTGACCCCGGTTTCCTTGAAAACAAAATGATTAAACACGCCTTCGACGCATACCCTAAAGTACGTACCGGAAAATATACCATTATGGCAACCGACCAGGAGGAAGAAGAAATCATCGATTATGGAATTGTGGAAGATGCCAATATTGCACAGGAAGACCCAAACATTCCTTTCGGTGAAGAAAAACAGCTCACCGCACCGGAACCGGTATCTGTAAATGTCAGCAAAGCAGATGAAGAAGAAGGATTCTAACCATTAATACTTAAAGCTATGTCAACAGAATTAATAAAAGTAGAAGAGTTTACCTCTTTAATGAAAAGTGCCCCTGACGCCTTAGGCAAGAACCAAAAATCAATAGCCAACTGTAATTCAGCGGGACAGGCAATCTTAGATACGATTCAAGGAGAAGGTATGACTGATGAATTGGATGCCAAAGCTGCGGAGTATCTGAAGAAAGTCAATGTTACAATTACTAACATGAAAAGCCGTCGTGCGCCTGTTACCCAACTATTCGACCGTATCCGGTCCATTTTCACGACAGATGAAAAAGCTATTGATCCAAAAGACAAATCAACTATTCCGGGCAAAATAGCTGCAGAACGTGACAGATATGCAGCACTGAAGCGTGAAGAAGAAAGAAGGAAGCAGCAGGAGATGCAACGACAAGCCAATATCGAAAAGGAAAAAGGAACGTATCGGTTTGCTATTGAACAAGCTATCAATACGCACATGAGTTCCTATTTTGCCGAACAACAGAAGAATCTGAGCCATATTTGGGAAAGCATTACACTGGCTACATTTGAACTGAAAGAAAAGAGTATTAGAGGTTGGTCAACTCTGTACCCTCGTGAGCACTTCGACACTTTCAATCAAGACATCACAACTTATTATCTGGACGCACAAACCAAAGCGAATATCAAGGCTGAAATTCTAAGCAATAAATATTCCGCTTTCTCTCAACAGTATAAGTTTGACATGGAGGATTTACGTCAGTCATTTATCGACCGTCTTTCCTCCAAAAAGCAAGAACTTATTGAGGAAGAAGAATTGCGTAAGAAAGATGCTGAAGCTGCAGCCAAAGCGGAAACCGAAAGGAAACAACGGGAAGAAGAGGAGCGAAAACAACGTGAACTTGAAATACAGCAAAAAGAACATGAGCAGCAACAAAAAGCGGAATCTTCTATACAATCCGCACAAATGAATAGTCTGTTTGCAACGGCTGCCGCTTCTGTTACAACAAGAACCAGCAAAGCCAAAGTGACTGAAAGGATTAAAATACTACACCCTGCCGGCTTCTTGGAAATATATCAGATGTGGTGGATAAATGAAGGTCAGAATCTGACAATAGAAGAACTTGAAAAAATCCACAAAAAGATGATTTCCTTCTGCGAAAAGAAAGCCAACAGCGATGATGAAATGAAAATCAAATCAAAATATATCCGATACGAAGAAGAAGTTAAGGCAGGAAAGTGATGGCAAATCCAGATTCATATTACTTGCGTACAGAAGTCAGCAACTCCGATCTGACAGAACTCAAAAACTATCTTTATCCCCGTACCCAGTATGGGGATAAAGAAAAAGCCTTCAAGTTTGGGACATTGGTAGATGCACTTATTACCGAAAACGAACGGGTACATTATAGTAAGCGCATGGTGGATGATGTAACCTATTCACGGGAAGATTTCGAGTTAGGCCTTGCCATGAGGGAAGCTTTAAGAAAAGAGGCAAGAAAAGACGAGTTCCTTAGAGCCGTTCTTTCCAACTCCGATACCCAGAAATTCATGGTAAACAAATCCCAGCGATTTCTCTACGGAAACTTTGAGTACACTCTTGATACCCGGTGTAAATGGGATTGGTGGTTACCGAGTTTTGGATTTGGCGGAGATTTAAAGACCACTTTTGCAGAATCACAAAACCAGTTCAATGAAGCTATAGATTTTTTTGATTGGGACCGTTCCAGAGCATGGTATATGGATATAGCAGGAAGCCAACAGGACTTTATCTATGCCATCAGCAAGAAGAACCTGAAAATATTCAAAGCATTCATTAGACGAGACGATGATACCTATAAACGTGGGAAAGAGAAATATGATGAATTGGCTTTTAAATGGTGGCAACTAATGGTCTAATTATATTTTATCAGAAAAATGAATAGAAAATTATTAAAAGCATTAGATGATAATGGCTTCGTTACTATTGATTTTCCCGAAGGAAGTGTGAAAGTCAATCCAGATACTTTGCAAGTATATACTCCCAAGGGGTATCCTGCAAAACAAAGGATTCTTTTCGGTTATAAGGCATCAATTATAACCTTCTGTTTAGGAAACAAACGACAAAAGACATACCATCTTTTCGAACACCGATTAGTTGTATATCTTTTTGGTGACGCAAATCACAATGTTATCAGCAAAGTTGCAGGAGGTGGCAGTAAGTATGAAATTATAGATCATTTAGACTCTAATAAGTTAAACAATCTTCCTGAGAATTTGCAAATCGTTACTAAAAGGCAGAATTCTAGTAAAGAGAAAACAATAAAGTCTGGGTTGCCTGTTGGAGTATCTTTAGACAAAAGAAGAAACAAATATCAAGCCAAGATCCAAATAAACGGTAAGAGAAAAACATCCAAATGCTTTGATACACCATCTGAAGCCAGCCAAGCTTATATTGAAATGCTAAATTCGTTATAATATGAACATACTTATCACACCCAAAGAACAAATCTGCAAGGAACTTACAGATATTGACTCATTCCTCAATATAACAATGAGCGAAAATGCAGAAGAAGCCGTATTGCGCGGAAATGACTTGGCTGTATATGTCGCCCGTTCAGGCAAGTTATTAGCTGATGCTAAATATTGGCTTAACGAAGCCATGAATTCCGAAACAATGAAAACACTTGCCGAAACAGCCAAAAATGCCAAGGCTACAGCTACGGCAATAAACGCTTTAGTAAACTCCCTTTGCAGGGAAGAACGATATTTGGTCGATTGGTGTGAACGGTGCAATCGAACCGCAACACATCAGCTATCATGGTGCGTGACAGTAATAAGCAAAGCCAAAGAAGAAATGAAAATGGCTGGTATGTACAACAATAACAACAGACAAAAATGCTAAACGACCAAGAAGCACCCAAATACTTGCTTTGGCTTCTTATAGCCATTATCCTAATGGGATTAGACGAAAACATTACTGGATTCCCATTCATCATGGGAGCCGGTATAATCATATATCTATTTATTAACATGCTTATTCTTACATCAAAGGATGAGCCTAAAAAAGAGAACAATGGAAACTGCAAAAATTGACATCAAGCAGGCTGTCATTAAAAAAGACAGATTAAATGTTGTGTACAACGAGCGATTCACAGAAGCCAACTACACAAACAAGGTTACCAAGAATTGCGACCAAATCGTACATTCCGAACTGAAGGAGATTTTTAATCACTTGAAACTGCATCTTGTGGTATTATGCGAGCAACCCGAAGCGGAAAAAATCTACAAATCAAGTTTTACATCACCGGGCTTTGATGAAACTCTGAATAACTACTTCATTACCGGATATGCCAATGATAGCAACGATGGAGTACCGGGTATAACCATAATGGGAGGCAAATTACTACAATCCGGTAAAATTGTGGATTTGAAAATCTTTACTCCATTCGGAGACGAAGAATATAAATTTTCAGAAGAACTACAAATAGATGCAGCAGCTTGCGATGCGGAAGTGGAAGCATATCTCTTTGAAGAGAAATGGGGCATTAAGCAAGAGCGGTTAGACTTTGATAGCGATATCCCCGATGAAGCTGTTACCGATGCAGAAGAACTTCCTGCAGAAGAAGAAAAGCCTAAAAGAAAAGGCAGAAAGACCAAAACCATAGCTCCTGCCGCTTAATCAAATTCGGGGCTGATTTTTGTCAGCCCCATAAAACTCTAAATTACAAGTCATGATTATAGAATTAAAAGGAAACGTTTTTGAAGTTACTTTCAAGTACAAGCCCACTATTGTTGACAGAATACGTCAAATCACAGGCAAGAGATATGACGGAAGCAGAAAGAAATGGCTTATTCCTGTTTCCAGTCGTGTCGAACTTGAAAAAATGGTCTATCAAATCAGACCATTTGAAAATATCCAATGGGTTACAGGACAACAGAAACAAGAAGAAGAGGAAGAAGTTGCATACAATATACCGGAGCTGCCGGAGCTTGATATTCCCCACTTACTAAAAGTAAACCCATATCCCTATCAATTAAAAGGAATTGCAAGAGGATTACAGCTCAAACGATTCATGAATTGCGACGAGCCGGGCCTTGGAAAGACACTGCAAAGCATTGCAACCATTAATCTTGGGAATGCCTTTCCTTGTTTGGTTATTTGTCCTTCTGCCTTAAAGGTTAATTGGGAAAGAGAATGGCATAAGTTTACAGATAAAAAGGCAATGGTACTGACGGATAAAGTACGAGATACATGGACTTTCTTTTATCAGACTGGCATGTATCAGGTATTCATCGTTAATTATGAATCGCTAAAAAAATACTTTGTACAACGTATCAAAAAAGAATCTGGTTGGACTTTAAGAGATGTGGAATTCAGAAACAGCATCCAACTTTTCAAATCTGTAATCATTGATGAAAGCCACCGTTGCAAATCATCATCCACTCAGCAAGCTAAATTCTGTAAAGGTATATGCAATGGTAAGGAATGGGTCATTGAACTTACCGGAACTCCGGTTGTCAATAAGCCTAAAGATTTAATTCCGCAGTTATCTATCCTTTCCAGAATGGAAGATTTTGGAGGATATAAGACATTTGTCAATAGATATTGCTCCGGTCAGAATGAAGCATCAAACCTGAAAGAACTGAACTATATGTTATGGACTAAATGTATGTTCCGGCGTGAAAAGTCATTGGTGCTGACAGACCTTCCCGATAAAATACGACAAGTAAATACTTGTGAGATAACTAACCGCAAGGAGTATATCGACGCAGAGCGTGATCTTATCATGTACCTACAAAAATACAAAGAAGCGGATGATGAAAAGATAGAGAAAGCATTACGAGGTGAAGTCATGGTGCGTATTAATATCCTCCGCCAAATATCAGCCAGAGGGAAAGTACGTGATGTAATTGAGTTCGTAAAAGACTTTCGTGAGAATGGAAAGAAAATCATCCTCTTTTGCTCACTTCACGAAGTGGTAGATCAACTGAAAAGCTATTTTCCTACGGCTGTATCTGTAACAGGAAGGGACTCACAAGATGAGAAACAAAGAGCAGTGGATTCTTTTCAAAACAATCCCAAAACGGATATTATCATCTGTTCCATTAAAGCTGCTGGAGTCGGACTGACCCTAACTGCATCAAGCAATGTTGCCTTTGTTGAATTCCCCTGGACTTATGCCGATTGTTGCCAGTGCGAAGACCGTGCGCATCGTATAGGGCAAAAGGATTCTGTAACCTGTTACTATTTCCTCGGCCGACGTACCATTGACGAGAAGGTTTACCGTATCATTCAAAATAAGAAAGCCATTGCCAAAGATGTTACCGGTTCCACGGAAGATATAGAAGAGAATATCGTTGATATGGTAGCTAATATTTTCAGCACAGATTATGATGATGAAGGTTTCTAAAATAACACCACAACAAAAAATAGACCGGCTGAAAAAAGCCGGCTATCAAGTTCAAGAAAAAGGTAATAAAATCCGTGCCGCTAAAGGTTCTTTGATAATCAATGGCACTATAAACCAAGTACACAAAGAAGTTTTTAACCGATAATTATATTGATATGAATACGTATAGCAAATATGTACCCAATGTTTTTCTCGCAAAATGCAGTGAAAAACACGAAAAAGGAGAAGTTATTGAAGTTACAACCAAATATGGCAAAGAGAATGAATGTATTGTATTCAATCTCATCTATGAACGTGAAGGCTTTTATTATTACTCCATCGTCAGAGCTGACGGATTTAATGTGCAAGAATGGGCCAAACAAAGAGCCGAGCGCCGCCATGATTGGGCCCAGTCTGCCGGACAAAAAAGTAACGAATATTTCAACCGCTCGAACAAAGACAAAGATTTTCTTTCTCTTGGAGAGCCAATTAAGGTCGGGCACCATAGTGAGAAACGGCATCGAAAAGCGATTAATGATGCTTGGAACAATATGGGAAAAAGTGTTGAATTTAGCGACAAGGCTGCCGAACACGAAAGAATTGCCAAATATTGGGAAGAAAAGGCAAACACTATCAATCTTTCTATGCCGGAAAGTATCGATTTCTACGAACACAAGTTAGAGAAAGCGAAAGAATATCATGAGGGTGTTAAGTCTGGCAAATATCCACGTGAACACGCTTATACTCTCACTTATGCCAAGAAAGCTGTTAATGAAGCACAAAAGAATTACGAATTAGCTAAAAAACTATGGGGAGATTATCTGACGAATGGTGTTGTATGAACTGCGCCCGATTGAACGAATGTTTAATGAATGAACCAGATTTAAACTTACTTGACTATTGCGTGGCATACAGAGATTTAGAAAATAAAGAAGATTAATTTAAAACGGAACAGTTATGAAACAGACAGTAGAAGAAGCGGCTATGAATTTTGCCAAGAAAGAAGCGGACTAATATGGATGAAAAAAAACTTAGACAAATGAAAAGATACAGAATATACAGATACGGACTTTTTGACCACATTTTTGACGTTCAAGTGAAAAAGTGGTATGGATGGGTACTTGTTAAGAGGTTTAAGGCAGATATAAGTTCTGATGACACAATGATAGATAATATTTATTATTGTGAAATGTTATCCAAGGAACTTTTGGAAAAATTGGAGGAGGAATTATGAAATCAAAACAAGTATTATCAGTCGAACAGATGAAACATTTGCAGGAGCTTGGGCTGGATACAAGCGATGGAAGCATGTGTTTTGAGTGGAATGAATCAGATTCAGACAACATGGTTGTAACCTCTCCGGATGCCGATACGAATTACGACTATTATCATGAAACTTACACTTTGCAGGACATTCTCGATAAGCTGCCGCCTGTCATAAAAAAATATTATTGGCTTGCAATCAGAGTTAGTGCACACAAGGGAATGTGGTATGTAGAATATAATGGAAGAGGGTGTACTTTATCTTATTTTTATTCAGAAAATCTCATTGACGCGGCCTACGGGATGCTGTGCTGGTGTATTGAAAAACAGATATATTAAAACTAAAGAAAACAAACGCAATTTTGTTCTCGATTGGTTCAATGGTAGTTGGTTCAACGGCAGTCAGGACTTTGACAGTTGGGTTCGCCCCGTGTCCGCTGCCTCTCCTAATTCACTTTAACCTTATAAATGATTATAACTATGGCAAAAGTATTTATAACAAAGTATGCCTTAACAAAAGGTATTAAAGAGATAGAAGCAGATATTATTAGAAGTAGATTTGAAGATGGAGAATATGTAAGGGATGGTTTATGTTCTTACTTCTGTATAGGGGAAAACGCATTCACCGATAAATCCGAAGCGTTGAAAAAGGCGGAAGAAATGAAGATTAGGAAAATCGCTTCTCTTCGTAAGCAGATTGAGAAACTTGAGAAATTATCTTTTAAAGTAGAGGAGATTTGATTATGGAACAAGAAAGAAAAATCGGAGAGGTATTTGAATATAATGGAGAAAAAATTATCGTGAAAAAAGATAGCGATTTTATATACGAATGTGATAGATGCGTCTTTAATGGTAAACCGGAATGCGGTGATTATTATTGCTTGCATTTTGAAAGACAAGATAAACAAGATGTGCACTTTGAAAAAGTGGAGGATTGATTATGAAAGCAAACCTAATATTTTTTCTTGCGATATTCATCATATCAGCATTATTCATCGGTCATTTCCGACTGACATTCTCACCGTTCAGTGTATCCTTTCTCTATTGGCATAGGACTGTAGGAGTTATTCTTATCGTTGTAGGATGCTTGGTTTACAACATAGGTGAGCATATATCCGGTTACAAGAAAGGGCTGGATGAAGGCATGGAGATTGTTTTGAAAGAGTTAAAAAAAAGATACAATGAAGAAGATAATGTTCAATGATAAATACAGTCTAACCCAGGCTGTATTGGATGGTCGGAAGACTATGACAAGAAGGATGGCTGCCATTCAGCCACCATACAAAAACAGTGAGATATGCTTTCCTACAGTTCTTCTTTTGGAAGATGAACCCGAAAAACACCCTTTGTGGCTTGCTTATTGTTGGAGGAACAAGGATAATCCGGAAAAGTCTACTCCGTGGATAAAACCGAAGTATAAAAAAGGAGAAGTTGTCGCAATAGCGCAGTCCTATAAAGATTTGGGCTATTCTCCCGAAGAGCCATTACAGGAAGAAGCTGGTTATTATCCCCACATTAAAGATGCTTCCGGTTGGACTAACAAAATGTTCGTCCGCGCCGACATCATGCCCCATCATATCCGCATTACCGACATCAAGATAGAACGGTTGCAAGACATTTCCGATGAAGATTGCCTGAAAGAAGGAATTTACAAAGGACAATGCGGAAGTGCAGATACACATTTTATGGATGTTTATTATTATAAAGGAGATATTCAACCTTATTGCACTCCTCGTGACGCATTCGCAGAACTGATAGATAAAGTCTCCGGCAAAGGTACATGGGCATCCAATCCTTATGTTTTCGTATATGAATTTGAACTGATTGATTAAAAACGAGAAAAGATATTGATTATGAAACGTGAAATAAAAAAGTTCATATAGCATGAAGATAATTGTTAGTTTTTCCGGTGGTAAGGATTCGCAAGCCTGTTTAATCCAGGCTGCCAATAAATATGGAGCCGATAAAATAGAAGCCGTATTTTGTGATACAGGTTGGGAGCATCCCGATACTTATCAACATATTAGTAACGTGTGCAAACAACTTGATGTCAGATTAGTAATTTTGAGAAGTAAGAAATACACTGATTTTGTGGATATGTCTAGGCAAACGTTCCCGATTCCCGTCTTCCCAAAGAATGTTTTGCACCTCTGAATTAAAAATAAAGCCGATGATTGATTATATTCTCTCACTTACTGAACCTTGCTTGATAATTCAAGGTATTCGAGCAAAAGAAAGCGAAGAACGCGCCAAACTTCCTCATGAGTGCAACTACTTCGGAGAATATTTCGAACGTGTGAAAAAGAATCGTAAAGGAAAGGTTATTGAGGTATGGAAGCAAGATTATCGTAGAAAAGATGTGCTTAAATGGTGCGAACATTATGATGCCAGTGTTTCCCGCCCAATCTTCCAATGGTCAGCACAAGAAGTTATAGACCAGATCCTTTCTGCTGGACAAAATCCAAATCCTTTATATTATCGTGGATTTTCCCGAGTTGGTTGCTATCCCTGTATTATGTGCAGGAAGCAAGAGGTAAAGCTAATTTCGCAAGAAAAGTTTGGACGAAGTCGCTTGATAGATGCCGAACAACGAATGAAAGAAGAAACCCCAAATGGTTCGTCTTTCTTCTCACCGGGCTACATCCCTAATCGTTTCTGTAAAAATAAGACTTATCCAACAGTAGAAGAAGTTTTCGAGTATGTAAACCGGAAAGATGCCGGCATGGATGATATGTTTGAACCTGAAGGTGGATATAGCTGTATGAGCCTTTATCATGGGCTTTGTGAATAAGAAGTTTAATTCAAATCCGAACAAATATGAATAATATATTTACAATTTGCTATTCAGAAGAAGAGGCTAACGAAATTGGACATTTCATAATGCGAAAAGGCTATGAAGGTGTTCAAAATGACAGTTACAGATATTGTCGTGAAGCGATTCGGTGGGCTTTCAGACAAGCTAAAAGACATCATTCAAATTGCATCTACATTGGCGTTAGAGGTTGTCAAATGATTGTATCCAAGAATAAAAGGAGACTTCGCAGGAACAGACTAAAATACATTGAGAAGAAACGAATATTTTACAACTTATTGAGCAGCTATTCAGAACGAATAGCAAAAATGACTAAAGAAAAATGTGTTGTATGCGGAAAAGAAACTGTATCAGTCATTAAGACTGATGCAGGCTATATCTGCTATAACTGTTATGCTGAGCAAAAGAATCCATCCAAAAGAAAAAGGAAGAAAAACAACGAGGAAGAACGTATGCAATGCAAGTTCTTTGAAGAAGTGGGAAAGCTATTCCCTAGGTTGCCCAATAAACTTCTTTTCGCTGTTCCGAATGGTGGAAGCCGCCATATAAGGGAAGCCGCTAATCTCAAACGGCAAGGTGTAACTTCCGGCGTATCCGATGTTATCCTACTAATCCCAAAGAAAGGCTACGCTTCGCTATGTATAGAGTTTAAGACAAAGAAAGGCATCCAATCGGAAGAACAAAAAGAATTTCAAAGGCAAGCGGAAAACTGCCGAAATAAGTATGTTATTGCCCGCAGTGTCAAACAAGGCATTGACGCACTAAAGGAATATCTGCTATAAAGGTGAGGGGGTCGCTATTCACGAGACCCCCTCACTGCTATTTTGAGACTTTTATAAATTCATTGTAATCAATCTTTGTGTTGGGATTAAAATTAACCAATTCCAGTTTATACCCCTTTGTGCCCCAACTCCACCACAAGAATTTTCGTTTTGGGATTCGATGAACAGCAGCCGCCAGACTATCACGAATATTATAATAAACCGTAGAATCCTTGAAACAGGCTATCACATGAGACCATTTGCTATTAACCTCTAAACAATCCGACCTGTCCGGAAGTGGATGCCAACGGTCTGCATAGATTGTTTCTGTTGAATGAATCCCGGTTTTAACCAAAGCCTCAAGATGCTTGTTTTTAATTCCGAGTTCTTTTATTGTTTGAGCATCATCTGCACGATACTCTTTCAGCTCATCAATAGTCAAGTTCAATGCCGATACGGAAACAGCATTTAAACTATCCTGAATTTTATAACGCTCGATCTCTTTATTTAATACAGAAATATTATTTGAATGACGAGCACATTCACTATGCAAACCCCTATTGTATTTAATTAAGATACCAATAACCAATATTAGTATCCCGACAGCCATCAGCATCCACTTCTTCATTTGATTTTAAGATAATTAATAATACCAATAACATGAGTCTCTACAATACTTTTCTTCCCTTCTTCCGATAATAAGAAATCCACATCTTCCATATTATCCTGGAATAAGTTTTCGGTCAAAACTGCCGGACACTTTGTGTGCTTCAAGATGTAGAAGTTGCTTTCCTTATCTGCATCACCGTCTGTGGTATCCTTGCGCACCTTCATATCCGGCAAAAGCTGTCCGGCCGCTGCATATAGACAATCAGCCAGTCTGTCGGCTTTCGTCTGACCTGCCGAAGTCCATGCTTCCCAACCGCGCGCCTGCATCCATGCAGAACCATTGCCTGCCGCATTACAGTGAATAGATACAAGGATAGTATCACTAGCCTTGTATTCATTTACCCTGCGACAACGCTCGGATAAGGGGACATCTATTTCCTCTTTTACGATACGTTCGGCATCAACGCCTTGTTTGCGCAATTCCGCTTCCAAACGTGTGGCAATCTCACGGGCATACGCATACTCTTTCAATCTTCCGTCCGGAGAACACTTGCCCGGAGTGTTGCTTCCGTGTCCGTTGTCAATCAATATTTTCATTCTGCACGTCCTCCTTGAAATATTTGTCATAAACCACATGAGCCACCCATCCGGCAATAACACCGACACCGAATGATACGACAGTAGTCAAGTTCACCCAAAACGGAGTGTAGTGCAGATACAGCATAACTCCCACGATGATAGCGATAACAATCGCTGCAATAATCAGTTTCTTTTTCATTCTGTTACTCCTTATTTATTCATGTTATTAAAAAATTCAACCTTAGCCTCATCAATGGCTGTTTTGATATTGGCATAGGCACGTGCGTTATTGGCGCCGACAGGATTATAGATTTCCGACTCTATTATGTCTGAAAACTTCTTTACCCAATCCGTTGACATAAACTCACTGAGCCTTTTTCCGCGGTGAATAAAGTTATCGAGTTCAATACTCCGCTTTTTGATTATGGCATTACAACGCGTCTCTATTTTTCGTCTCGTCTTCTGCTTATCATCAATATTGTTCTCATCGCGCACATTGCGGACCAGCCGGCACAGTCTTTCACAATCAAGGTCAAAGAAGTTGTTACAGACTGAATTTATCTGCATCTGAGAAATAGGCTTCAATCCCTCGTTAATATCAGAGAGAACCTCATTTTGAGCCTTGGTTTCCACAAGCAAATCATTTATCACCTTTTCCTGCCTGGTTATCACATTATCCACCAAATGTTTGAACCATTTGAAAATGAATAGCCACATCACACCGCATATAATGAGGAAGAAGGCTCCTGCAATGGCCACCATGCCAAAATCGCTAATCCCCTTGCCCACCTGAAGGGCCGCATTCACTGCATCCGTATTCATATTTTTGTCATTTTGCTTTATGGATAGGTTTATACGAAAAAACTGCTCGACCATTACTTGGACTGTGAATTATTTTATCCCAGCCATACTTTTCCACCAAATTATTACTCGCTTTCATAAACTCTTTTCTCCTAAAATATAAGCCAAGAGAGAAATTGAAGCATAAAAAAAGCAGCCGGAATTCGACTGCTTTAACTTTTAATGATTATCTTTGCAACATCTCACTTACAACACATGAAAGCGAACCTGAGAACGGTGGCATTGCCCCCGGTCATTCGGGTTCGCTCGTTATGTGTTAAAAGTAGGTGAGATGATTTTTAACAGGCCGGGGGCTTTTTAAGATTTTACCTTAGCTATTATCAATAATTGTTTCTGCATTACAAAAGTATGAAAAAAGGAGTGACTATTCAGTCACTCCCCTCTACAAATTCTTTCAATCTATAAAGCCGAGTAATAGCTGGATTGTAAAACTCATCCGGATAATGTTGCTTAATATCGTTGATGTTCGCCCTGACATACAGAGACGTGTCGTAGATATGCTCGGATTCACTCAATACTACCTCTTTCGGTAATTGTGTTGTTTCTGCCCAGTGTATGATTGCTTGTACCGAGGCTTCATCAAATTGATATTTACTCTTTTCTACCATAGCTTTGTTATGTTTTCAATGAATAATAGAACAATGCAAATATACATAAACATTTCAAAAGGAACTACTTTCACTTCTATTGAGTACCATTACAGATAATGAAGAAGTTAAAGGTTATAGGAAATATTGGGGCTTTAGACTAATTTTGTCACCACTAAAACTTTTGTACTATATGAATCAAAAAAATGTATATGAATTAACCCAGGAAAGATTAAAAATGATTTTTGAAGAATTCGATAATATTTATATATCTTTTTCTGGAGGCAAAGATAGTGGAGTCTTGTTAAATCTATGTATTGACTATATCCGTCAGAACAGCCTGAAACGAAAGATTGGAATATTTCACATGGACTATGAAGTACAATACAGCATGACCATTGACTATGTTAACCGGGTATTGGAAACAAACAGGGATATACTGGATGTATACCGGATTTGTGTCCCTTTCCGAGTAACAACCTGCACCTCTATGTATCAAAGTTACTGGCGTCCCTGGGATGAACAAAAAAAGGAGGCATGGGTCAGAGAAATGCCGAAAGACGCAATGAAAGTAGATAAATTTCCGTTTTACAACCGGAAAATGTGGGATTATGATTTCCAGATTGAGTTTTCCCGATGGTTACATCTACAGAAAGCTGCCCGGCGTACTTGCTGCCTGGTAGGCATACGTACCCAAGAGAGCTATAACCGCTGGCGCACAATCTACCGGGGAGTAAAAAAGCAATATAAGAATTGCATGTGGAGTACGGAAATAGATGAAAATGTATACAATCTATACCCGCTGTACGACTGGAAAACGGAGGATATATGGGTAGCCAACGGCAAGTTCGGTTGGGACTACAATAAGCTATATGACCTCTACTATCAAGCCGGAGTAAGCCTTGACAGACAACGTGTGGCCAGTCCTTTCATTAGCGAAGCTATCGAGAGTCTTGCCCTGTACAAAGTAATTGATCCTGACACATGGGGGAAGATGATAGGACGCGTAAACGGGATTGGCTTTGCCGGACTTTATGGCAACACTCATGCGGCAGGAAGAAAAAGCATCCGTTTGCCGGAAGGATATACATGGAAATCATTCATGGAGTTTTTACTTTCGACCCTTCCAGAACATACCCGGAATAGATATTTGGCTAAACTGAAAACCAGCATTAGGTTCTGGAAGGAAAAGGGCGGTGTACTTAGTGATGAAGTCATACAGAAGCTGAAAGACCGCAATATACCCATACAAATAGGTGACAGTAGCAATTACAAGACAGAGAAAAAGCCGGTACGGATGGACTACCTGGACGACATTGATATAGAGGAATTCCGGGAAATCCCTTCCTATAAACGTATGTGTATATGTATCCTACGCAATGACCATACCTGTAAGTATATGGGATTCGCCTTAACTAAGGAGGAGAATGAAATGAAGAGTAATGCTTTGGAGAAATACAAACATATTTTATAAAAACACCTGGTAAACATACCTTATCATTAATTGTAGAACTTCATTGTAGAAGTGTTGCACTCTTTTCCACACTCATATTTAAATAAGCCATCACATAGACATGAAAATTAATCACTTACAAATGTAAACTTTTTGGCACGGTTTTTGTTTTATTGACAGTAAATCTTAAGTTGTTATAGTATTCGGTATTAGTAAAAGGTAAAAAGAACTCTAAATTCTCTTTATAACATAAGACTAGGACATGCTTCATCCCGGCACTGTGAAGTGCTGGGATGTTTTTTGTTTAAAGCATTCCGAGTAGGTAGAGGTAGAATGTCAGTAGAATCTATAAAATCTACCCACATTCTACCAGACGGCTAAAATCAGGTGTTTTTTTCTTCCTTTTTATAGCTTTCAAATCACGTATTATCGTATTAGAAAGAACCTCTGAATACACCTCCGTAGTTCTGACGGAAGTATGACCAAGTAGCTTTTGGACGGTGGTAATCGGAACGCCCTGGTGAACAAGCAGGGTCGCACAAGTATGACGGGCTGTATGATAGGTTATGTGCTTCCTTATCCTGGCAAGGGCAGCTAATTGGGCAAGATACTTATTGGCTTCTGAATTGGGTCCGATTTTAGCAAAATCAGTTACTATATCGTAACGTTCCAATACAGCCAATGCCTTACCCTCAAACAAAAGATGTAGCGGAAGTCGAAGTTCTACTCCCGTCTTAACAGACGTAAAGTGTAACCAACGTTTACCGTTTACCTTGATAAAGTTGACCGGAGATAGCTGGCAGAAATCGGAATAGCGCAGTCCGGTATAGCAGCAGAACAAGAAGGCATCGAGTACATGGCGGAGCTTCTTGTCCACATCAAGGTTCTCCAGCCTCTTCAACTCATCCGGGGTTAGGAACTCTTTCCGCCCTTTCTCTTGCTTTATCTTGTACTTCCGGAAGGGGTAGGCATCGGAAGGAATATAACCCTGATTAATGGCTTCATTCACTAATGTACGTAACTGCCGGAGATGCTTGGCTATCGTATTGACGCTATTTCCCTTCTCTTTCAAATGCACTTCAAACTCCTTTAGAAAGGTATAAGTAATGTCTTTGAAATCTAATCCGGGACGGAACTCCTGAAGTACGGTTATCGTTGTCATCAGGTTCTCTTTGGTACTTCTTTTACGGTCGGATTCCTGCACATAGATTTTGGCAAATACGGGGAAAGTGACATTGACCGGCTTGTCTTTCTTTATCGCATCTTTAAGTAGTGATAGCGTTACAGGAATGCCGCGCTTCCATAAGGATAACTCAATCGCTTGCAGGTGTAGGACAAACTCAAACAGCATCGAATTGAGGTCATGAGCCTGTGGGTGATTATCAACCTGAGCATTGCGACTATTCCAATGTTCCGGCTTGAGATACAAATTTGTACGGAAATAAACTTTTCTCTGATTGAGCAAGGCTTCTACTTGCACTAAGGCCGTTCCCTGTTTGTTTAGCTGTTTCTTTCGATTATACACTAAGCGGTATTTTATTTTATCCATTTTTAAGCCAAATGTACTTTTTTGGACGAGAAGCTGCAAACCGATGTGGGAGAACAGCTCGATGGTGGAGCTATCAAACAGAAGCGGTCTGACCTCAAAGATGCCGACCAATATACAACACCAGGAACATACTTCGTAAACCTATGGGGCGGAGTGTGGCAAAATATGCCGACTAACGACTGTTTTGGTCTATTTGAAGTACGTTCCTATGACGGTTATATAACGCAACGGCTTTCGGCCGGCAACGGAAAGGTATTTGTTCGTGTAAAAGAAGGTGAAAAACCATTCAAGCCGTGGCCAACTGCCGCACAATAAACCCCGTTATAGCTTCTCCGTTATCTCCGTGAAGCTATCGTCGATGATGTCCGGTGTTCCGACCAATTGGACACCGTGAGGCGATAAAATATACGCATGATTAGGTAACTCGTTATTGAATGTAAATGATACGAATAGGTCACGTCCTTTTATGTAGTATTTTACTTGAAGCGGCTTTTTTAAAATTCTTTTTAAGGAAGCCGCCAAACCTGTATCTGGTATGTATATAAATGATAAAAAGTCCATGCACGTATCAGCAGAATCATTGCATAAGACCGCTATCGGGGCACGATACCAGTCAGTCACATTGTCTGCAATCTTATATACAGAATCGTAAGCATTTACAAAATGAGGATATACCTTGAATAAATCCGGAGATAACAACCCCGCTTTTTCAATAGTAGTTGTACCAATCAGTTCTCCCACATCCGTAAATCGACGTGGGAGAACTGTTCACTTCTTTAGGACTTTTCCCATTTATGCAGCGTGATATAATTCAAGGAGAAATGTCCCCCGATGACATACGTACAAGTGGAATGTATGACGTGGGGAATTCTACCACTATGCCATTCAATTACGGTGGATTACTTGTATTTAATACTAAGACTTTAACCATTCAAACAGGTGTTGATTTACAGGGAAAAACAATTTGTATACGGGTAAGTTGGAATAATGGGCCTTGGTCCTCATGGAACAATTTTACATTCAATCAGCAAAGCATTTAATCAATTATTTTGGTCGGGAATATAACTCCCCGGCCAAAATAGCCAAATCATACTTCAACAGCATCTATTGCATCCTGTGGAAATTCTTTAATTACTTCATTCTTAAATTCCAGTCTCGAAAAGTCTGATGTAGATAGAATTGAAATCACCGGGTCATTGCTTTCAATATAGATATTCAAGCGGTTATCTTCTGTTTTCTTATACTTTAAATTAAGGAGAATCAGCTCATGACTTTTAGGGATTAAGTAGTGATAGCGAACCGAAATATATTTATCATCTACGCCATACATAACCTGTACAACAGCAAGTGTATTCTGAGCTACATAAGTGTGCCGGGTTGAGACTAAGAAGTTGACAACACACTCTTGACTTACAGTCATTAATAAGCATTTTGCATTCATCCAAACCGGAACCATTTTCTTATTCCAAAGTCCATTCTTTTGAAAGGTAGCCACAGGTATCAGTTCTCCCACGTCGATTTACGGATGTGGGAGAACTGATACCAGTTGTAACTCCTGAGAAAGACGGATTAAGTAATTCCAAGTTTGCAACAACAAAGATAAAATCAGAAGGCAAACGTAGCGTATTACTATACCGTTCATCATCTTCCCAATGGGCTCCTTTTGCTATCAGAGTATCATGTATATCCACAGGTGAACCATTAAGTGATTTTTACGTTTACATTGCTGGTAATACTATGGAATTACAAGATTCTACAAAAGTATATGTCAAATACCTATATGGACAACCCAATAGCGATACATACCTAAAAATGAAATACGAAACTGACCATAGAATATCCATATACTTGACCTCGGACAATTCATTAGGTGATAGAACTATTGTCAGAGAACTGATAGTTAGAGATTCAATGTACGATATGGCTACACAAGATGATGAAATTACCGGACTGGCAGATTGCACTATTGTGCAATAGGTTTTATCTCCTTGTATGATTCGTCTATGAAACCAATATCTTTAATTATATTGCATTGGGTACTGCAATCGTATTTAAAGTAAACAGATTGCCCTTGTACTACAGTGAATACTACGTAAACATCCCAATTCTTATAAACTACTTTTATATCGGTAAACCCGGATGGTATGGAATAAAACTCTCCGACTATTCCATCGGAAGGTACTTTGTTTGCGTAGGTTGCCAATCGAACCCCTACGTTGTAGAAATTATGGCTGCCAATGATATTGAGACTTACTCCGTTCCATTGGACTTGATGGGTATAATGGATTGCAAAAGAGTTTGTAACACGTAATTTTTTCCATAACAGTTCTCCCACGTCGGTTTTGGGGACGTGGGAGAACTGATAGGTGAAACCACCATTGAAAAAGCGGGGTTGTTATCTCCGAATTTATTCAAGGTATATCCTCATTTTGTAAATGCTTACGAAGCCGTATATAAGATTGCAGACAATATGACTGACTGGTATCGTGCTCCGATAATGGTCTTATATAATGATTCAGCATCGACAAGTCTGGATTTTCTAACTTTCCTTTACAGTCCTACAGATGGAATACTCCAATCACTAAAAAGATTTTTCATTAAACCGGAGCGAGTAAAATACTATAAGAAAGGTCGTGATATATTTGTTTCATTTACTTATGATGGAACCCAGCCTAACCATGCGTATATTTTATCGCCTCACGGTGTCCAATTGGTCGGAACTCCGGACATCATTGACGATAGCTTCACGGAGATAACGGAGACGCTATAATGAGGGTTATTGTGCGGCAGTTGGCCACGGCTTGAATGGTTTTTCACCTTCTTTTATACGGACAAACACCTTTCCGTTGCCGGCCGAAAGCCGCTGCGTTATATAACCGTCATAGGAACGTACTTCAAATAGACCAAAACAATCGTTAGTCGGCATATTTTGCCACACTCCGCCCCATAGGTTTACGAAGTATGTTCCTGGTGTTGTATATTGGTCGGCAT